GCGAAAGCTTGATGCTGGAGATAAAGAAGCAAGAAGTAAATGGGGAAAGTTATTACAAAAGCGAAAAGCAACTGGAGAGCCTTATATTTTATTTAAAGGAAATACAAACAAAGGTAATCCAGATGCTTACAGAAAGCACGGATTAAAAGTGCATATGACAAATATATGTAGTGAGATAACATTACACACTGATGAGTCTCATTCATTTGTTTGTTGTTTATCATCGTTAAACTTAGCCAAGTACGATGAATGGAAAGGAACTAATTTAATATATGATGCTATCTGGTTTTTAGATGGTGTATTAGAAGAATTTATACAAAAATCAAAAGGTAAAGTTGGATTTCATAATTCTGTTAGATCTGCCGAAAAAGGCAGAGCATTAGGATTAGGTGTGCTAGGCTGGCATACATATTTACAAGAAAAAGGTTTACCATTTGAAGGATTATTATCACAATATGAAACAAGAAAAATATTTTCACAAATTAAAATCGAGTCTGAACGAGCTTCACGAGCTTTGGCAGAAATTTTTGGAGAACCTCTTTGGTGTATCGGTACTGGTTTACGTAATACCCACTTACGCGCTATTGCTCCTACTGTCTCTAACTCTAAGCTTAGTGGAAATGTCAGCCCAGGTATTGAGCCGTGGGCGGCTAATGTTTTCACTGAGCAATCAGCTAAAGGTACCTTCATCAGGAAAAACCCAACGCTCAAAAAAATCTTAAGAAAACATAAGATAGATAACGAAAGAATATGGTTAAAAATATTAAAAGATGGTGGATCTATACAAGGCTTAAAACAATTAGATAGTATTACACACGGGCCTCATGATATACCTGTTAAAGAAATATTTAAAACTTTTAAAGAAATTAATCAATTAGAATTAGTTAATCAAGCTGGTATACGTCAACAGTATATTGACCAAAGTGTCAGCTTAAACCTGGCATTCCCAGCAATAGCAACACCAAAATGGATTAATAAAGTCCATATGGAGGCATGGAAAAAAGGTATTAAAACATTATATTATATGAGAACCGAATCTGTACTTAGAGGCGATATTGCTGAACAAGCTATGGATGAAAATTGTTTAGCTTGCGATGGATAGAATTACATTAGAAAATATATTAGAGCCAGTAGGCGTTGCAAACTTTTTTAAAAATTATTGGGGTAAAAAACATTTAATTATTAGAAGAAATAAATTTAAAGATTTATTTACTTGGGGTGATTTTAATAATTGTTTAAATAAATATCCTTATTTAAAAGGATTACAAATAATAGATTATAAAAAAGAAGGCGATGGCCGATGGTGTTTAGATAAAGTCAGAAACGGCAAAATGAAAGAAATATTTTTATCTAAAGAAGAAATATATAAACAATGGAAAAATAAAAATAGAACTTTTGTTATACCATTTGCTGAGTATGAAAAAAAACAATTAGTTGATGTTTGCTTTGAATTTGAAAAATATTTTGAATACGGACAAGCTAATATATATGCTTCACCAAAAGCAAATTCAAAATCATTTCCTGCTCATGCAGACAACACTGAAAACTTTTTATTTCATACTGAAGGTAAAACCAAATGGACTATATATGAAGAGTTTTCACCTGGGCCGCCTAAAAATATTATAAATGAGTTTATTTTAGAATCTGGTGATTTGTTATATATACCTTCTTATCAATATCATAAGGTTGATACAATAGGACCTAGAATATTAATTAGTATTCATTTTAAAAATAAAAAAGGACAAACATTAGATAAATTTAAAATAACCGATAATAATCAAAATAAAAGACCTAAATGGTATAATTGGAAACCCGATATACCTAAACCTAAACCAAAAATAAAAGCTCGTTTAATGAATAAACGTAATTGGTCTAAACCTTATTTTAATAAATTATGAAAGCAGGAAAAATTTGGGGTAATACCGAAATGATACATAAAAATGGTGTATTAGAATTTCACAGAATAGAATTTAATCAAGGATATAAATGTTCAGAACACGAACATAAATATAAATGGAACGGATTCTTTGTTGAGTCCGGTGAAATGCTCGTAAGAGTATGGCAAGACGATCAAGGTCTTGTTGATGAAACAATATTAAAAGCTGGAGACTTTACTATGGTTAAGCCAGGGAAATTTCATCAATTTGAAGGATTAAAAGATGGTGTAGCTTTTGAATTATATTGGGCTGAATTTAATCATGACGATATAAACAGAAGAACATCAGGTAAACAAGTATAACATGAGAATATTTATAGGACACGACTCAAGATATAAAGATGCAACAAAAGTTTGCGAAAAGTCAATAAGAAACTACTGGCCAGATGCGGATATAACCTGGCTAAACAAATCTAAATTAAAAGAAGCTGGTATATACAGCAGAGAAGATGTTGAAGGTGAATCAACAGAATTTTCTTTCACAAGGTTTTATGTGCCATTACTTTGTAATTATGAAGGTATTGCAATGTTTTGTGATAATGATTTTTTATGGAAAGGTGATCCAAGATTAATAAGAAGATATGTAAATCAAGCTCAACCAATGGCTGTAGTTAAGCATGAAGATTACCAGGTTGAAAATAATAAAATGAATGGAGTACAAAACAAATCTTATCCAAAAAAGAATTGGAGTTCATTAATGCTATTTAGATGTAATCAATTTAAAAACAAATTATCAAAAGAATATTTAGATAATGCAACACCCGCTCAGCTACATGAATTTCATTTTATACATGAAGATAACATAGGTTCAATACCTAAAGATTTTAATTGTTTAGTAGGACATTATGATTGTGATAATGCAAAAGCTTTACATTATACTAATGGAGGACCTTGGTTTGAAGAATATGCTTTAGGTGAATTAGCAGAAGAGTGGTGGAAAGTATACAAAAGTTTGTAAAAAACAAACGTATTATATTTGTTGGTAACTCTGTAGAGATTATGAATCATAAGCTTGCAGAGTTTATTGACAAATATGATATTGTTGTAAGATTTGGTAGAGCTATAGATGCAACACCACTTCATGAAGAATCTATTGGTACTAAATGTGATATATGGATTACTGGTCAATTTAGAGCGCCAGCATTTAATAATGTAAAAGAAGAATTTAAAACAGGTAAGTTTAAAAATACAAAAATATTAATTAATAGATGTAGAGGTAATTTAATTTTAAAAGATTGGATATTAGAAGATAGATTACCAAAAGACTTTCCTGAATATACACAAATGTATTCTGACAACGAATTAGTTAGAATAATGAAAGAGTTTGATAAAGACTTGTTAGGTGTAAATGATTACAGACCTAGTGCAGGATTTATAAGTTTAATATGGTTTATAAATAAAATAAAAACATATAAAAGTATTGATCTTATAGGTTTTGATTTTTTTGCTAAGTCTATAAATAGAAGAGCTAAAGATAAACGAGGTAAATTAAGTAATTGTAATCCACATAGCTGGCATATGCCCGTTTATGTATTAAACAGACCAGCTCACGATAGTGAAATGGAACAACATTATGTTAGCTCTCTACAAAGAAGAGGATTAGTTAATTGGCATTTATTAAGTAATTTACAGTACGGAAGTGTACCATATACTAATTGGATGAAGGGATTAAAAATTACAAAGACTGCTCCGCGATATTCTAAGATATCAAAAATTTTGCCACAATCTCAGCAATAATTTCAATACATAATAATAAAAAAATTGGTAGGATATATTCCCACCAATCATACTTACCGTTATTATTTAAATCAAAAAATTTCATCTCCTCGGCTCTTTAATAGTTGCCGAATTGGAAGATCTATCTGTACTTGGAACAGATTTAGGATTGGGTGTCTGGCCGTAGTTATTTTTACTACTACCAGCATTATTGCTGCTTCTACCTGAAGCACTATAACTTGGATAAATTAAAACGTTGTTTGGTCTATACCAAGGTCCATAATAATTATAACCTATTGGAAGATTATAGTTAACTCTATAATTAACAGGTCTTATAGCATTCATAGGTAAAGCTATCGTATCACCCACTGCTGTAATAGCTAATACGTGAGTAATTTCTACACTGGGTTTAGTGTTTTTTTGTATTGAGCAACTAGTGACAAGTACAGCTACCGCAAAAAGGACAATTTTCCATAGTTTCATTATATAGTTTTATACTTTGTTTTATTATTATCGTCTTTATAAGCTATCAAGCATCTATTTCTATTTGCTTCTTCATTAACATAGCTTACATGAATCCAATCTGGATTTGTATCGTCTCCAAATTCCCATATCATCTGATCGAATGATAAATTATTTTTTATGTACTTATACATATCAGCGTTACTCATATAACCATAAGTGTCATCAATATCCATTGCTTGGCCGTTACAATGTTGCGATTTTGAACTTCCGCCGATTGCTTTATTCAATTCAGGCCCACGATAGAACGAATTAATCTTTATAGGGCCGTTTACGTGCGTTCTAAGAGGTTCAAATACTTTTTCTGATAGTAACTCCATATTACTTAAATGCTCTTCTGTAGGCTCGTTTTTTAAACCTAGCCTCGTTGCAGTATTGCTATACACACCT